ATGTTGAAATCAGCGAAGCCGCAATTGACTGGTCACAGCCTGAAGCACTCGGACCGTTGCTTGATGACATGATGCGCGTCTACATGGACCGCACCGACTTGCTTGCTTGTTCGGAATTGCAGACTGGCGTCACCAACAGCAACAACTTTGCTAACGCATCAATTGCTGACCCGGCTTACTGGGTTGAGTGGATGTATACCGCCGCCGCTGACATCTTGACTGGCTCGAATGGCAATTTGCCGTCCGTGCTTGCCGTGTCGCCAAACGTCTGGAAATTGATGGGTAGTTTGTCGGATACCGCTGACCGTCCGTTGTTCCCACAGGTGGGCCCAATGAACGCATACGGTTCACTCAATGTTGCTTCAACACAGGGTGCGTTTGCTTTCGGTTTGCGCGTCGTGGTTGACCGCAACTTGACCTCGGCTGGCATGACGATTCTTGATCCTCGTGCGCTTGAATCGTTTGAATTGAATAAGGGCCTGATTTCCGTGGAACAGCCCTCACAACTCAGCAGGCAGATTGCAGTGCGCGGTTACTGGGCAAGTAAGGTTGTTTCCCCAGAACTTGCCATTAAGGCCGCTTTCGTCTGATAGACGAAAACTAAGAGAGGAACTGGATCATGGCCGTATTCACCGTCACGCACGCACAACGTGTAGACGACTACGCCGTGATCCAGACTCTCGAGGCAACTGACATCACGATTGGTCAAACGATTATCGTTGCAGGAGTAGGAAACAATTTTGATGCGACTTACATCGTTCAGGCTGTCCCTACTTTTGGGTTTGTTGGTGTCAGTGTTGAAGGTGATTTCATATTTGATTACGAAGTCACCATCACGAATCAACTACTTGTCAAATCAAACTTCGATAACTATCAAAGAACTTCAGCGACTGGAACCGTAACTTGGACCCAGACTTGCAGTTGGACGACCGTCGGAAATACTCAGGAATTTTTGGGAATTTCCAGCGCAACGGCCAATGACACCGCTTACCTAACTACTTGCGTTGCGGCCGCAAACGCTTGGTGTTTTAGGCGCCGCGTGCAGGCTGGTTACCACGACAGTCTCACGACGGTGCCAGACGGTTCCGTCCTGCTTGGAACGACACTTTATGCGGCTGGGTTGTACAGGGAACGCGGCACAACTGGAGACAGTTACGCGTCGTTTGGTGACATGAGCGGACCACCGCTGATGACACTCGGACGAGTCAACCAGTTGCTTGGCGTTAAGAGATCGCAGTGCGCTTAACATGGCTGGCATTTTCACAGACGCGATCAACGCAGTCTCAGCATCGCTCACGGCTCTCGGACTCAAACCTGTCACCGATCCACGCAACGCACGACCGCTCACAGTGTTCATTGAGTTGCCGTCGTTTGAATCGTTTGGTGCAAACCCAACATCCAAAGTTTCCGACGTCACAATCACGATTCGAATCCTTGGAGCGCCACCCGGTAATCAAGACTCCAGCGACTACATCCTTGGCGTCGTGGACACGATCCTCGGCTCAGACATTGCAGTCATCAATGGACAACCATCCATCGCAACGATCGGGTCGCAAGACCTCCCCTGTTACGACCTCACTATCAAACTCACAGCGACACGCTAACTAACAAAGGAAAAACATCATGGCAATCGTTTACCAAGGCAGTGGACAAATCACCATTGGCGCAAACAACATTTCACTTAACTGTTCGTCCATCACCCTCGAAGCAGGCTTTGACTCGCTTGAGGCAACCGTCATGGGAGCCACTGGACACAAGTTCGTAGCGGGCCTCCAAAGCGTAAGTATCTCAGCAACAATCTTGCTTGAATACGGCGCGACCTCAGTTGAAAAGTATTTGTCAGATGTCGTCGGCGACGGCGACACCACTGTCATCGTTGCGCCTGACTCTGGCGTGGCCGCACCCGGGAATCCGATTTATACGATTTCTAACATGATGATTTCGTCGTTTATGCCGATCTCAAGTACCGTCGGCTCCCTTGACACCATGACCGTTACAGGCACTGGTGGCACTTGGGTTCGCGCAGTAGCCTGATCTAACCAACACAAACAAAGGACCCCGACATGATTGGTATGACGTTACGAGTAGAGATGCTCAACGGAGAAACACACGAGGCACCCATCACCTACGGTGTGGCGTGTCGCTGGGAGGACCATCATCCTCAACTCTCCGTCGGGCAGTTTCTAGAAAACATGAAATTCAAGGCTTTGGCTTGGTTGGCATGGGACGCGGTCCGCTCAAGTGGCGTAATCGTTGAACTGTTCCCTAAGTGGGTTGAAAAAGTAGGGGACATCACGTTCGTCCCAAAAGAGAAACCAAAGCAGGACGCGCAGTCAACCTCATAGCGCAACTGGCACTAAGGACAGGCATCAGCCCATTGGATTTGATGGAATGTCCAGCGTCGGTTGTGGATGAGATGGTTCGTTTGCTTGTTGAGGAAAACGAGAAAGCGAAACACAAACGATGAGTCTGGGAATTGATCTAAAACCAACTGGCCTTAAAGAGGCGTTGAGAACGATCAATTCCATTGACCCTAAATTGCGTCGCGCTTACGGCAAGCAGATCCGTGAACTAGGCAAGGTCGTTGTTGACGCGATCACACCTTTGGTTCCGTCGTCGTCGCCCACTCGAGGCATGGACGGTCAGTGGCGTACCGGGTGGAAAAACGGTCAGACAAAAAACGTCGTCGTCAAAACGAACACTCGAAAAGCCCGTAAACGAAACATTGTTAAAGGCGCACAATATGAAACCATTGGAACAATCACCGTCGGAACAAAAGGCGCGGCTCTCGCGATCGCTGACATGGCTGGCAAAAGTGGCGGTGGAGGTCGTGGCGGTCCGCGTAGTCGCCCAAACTTTTCGGGATTACTTACGCAAAAGATTGGTCGCGGTCCGTCGCGCATGGTTTGGGCTGGTGGCGAAAAAGCGATCCCAGATTTTCAAAAAGCCTTAGAGCCTGTTATCAAAGAGGTAATCTTTGAAGCGAACAAAGAATTGATGAAGGTGAACCGCTAATGGCAATTAACATTCCGATTCTTACCGAGTTCTCAGACTCAGGTATTAAGGCCGCTAAAGCCGCTTTTGGTAATTTTAAGACAACCGTTGCTGATGCTGAGGGTGGGATGGGCAAGTTTAAGGCTGGCTCGAAGGTCGCTTTAGACGCCGTTAAAGCCAACGCTGGAACTCTTGCTATCGCTGGCGGTGCCGCTCTTGCAGGCTTTGCCACAAAAGCAATAACAGCGTTTCAAGACATTGCGTTAGCGTCAGGCAAATTTGCTGATGCCACAGGATTATCCGTTGAGGACGCGTCACGCTATATTGAGGTAGCAGGCGATCTGAGTATCCCGGTGGACGCCGTTGAGGGTGCGATCGGTCGCCTCAACAAAACGATTGGTGCGGACCCAGACAAGGTGCGAAACCTTGGTGTTGACCTTGTGTATCTCAATGACGGTTCGTTAGACGTCAACGCAACTTTCCTTAAAACAATTGAACGAATCAAAGGCATTAAAGACCCAGCCGATAAAGCAAGGGTCGCGGCGCAACTGCTCGGCAAGGGCTGGCAGTCTATGGCCGAACTTATTGAGATGGGCGCGGACGATCTTAAAGCCTCTTTAGATTCGGTTTCGGGCGGCCAAGTAATCTCGGAGGAAGAACTAGCAAAGGCTAAAGAGTACCGAGACACCATCCAAGACCTTGGCGATCTTTGGAACTCTTTTGTTATTAACGCTGGCGGTGTTTTTCTTGACATAGTGTCCGACTTAAAAGATTTGACCAGTTGGGAAGGATTAGGAAGACAACTGAAAGAGGGACCTCTTGGAAGGGCTCTCGGCGCATTAGGCGGCTTATTTAACGACAACGAAGAGAACGCCAAAGCGGCTGAAGAGGCCGCAAAATCTCTTGGCGACGCCTATAGCGGATATGTGAGTTCAAGGCTTGCAGAGAGTCGCGAGGAAATGGCTTTGATGAACCTCCAAATTGAGGATCAAGCCGAAGAATTAGCAATTACTGATCTTAAATGGCAGTCGTTGATCGGCACGCTAAAACTTGATAGTGCTATGACCGACGCTAAAGAACAGTTGGCTGGTCTCAAAGAAAAAGCGGTTGAGGCGTATGGGGGTTCAAAAGAGGCAGTCGATGCATATAACGAAAGCCTGATTAACGCTCAGTTAATGGTTCTTGCCCTTGCTGGAACAGTGGCGTTAAGTAATGCGGAAAAGAATCAGATTCGAATCCTTGTTGATACTGAACAATTAGATCGCGCTATTACTTTAATTGATCGAATTGGAAGAGGAGTCAACACAGGAATTGAAGAACGACGGTTTGGTGGCGCAAGAGCCCTCGGGGGTCCGGTTGATGGTGGCTCGACTTACCTTGTGGGTGAACGCGGTCCAGAGTTGTTCACGCCGTCGTCGTCTGGAAACATTACGCCGAACGGTGCAATGGGTGGCAACACGATCACGGTAAATGTCAACGGTGGCGACCCAAACAGCATTGTTAGAGCATTACAGCAATACGTCCGTCAGTCAGGCCCAGTACCTGTAAACACTAGGGCGATGTAATGCCAAAGATGACTTGGACTGTCTCTTGGTCGGGGGGCTTTTATGACATCACCGACCGTGTTTTGTCGTTAAACATTAATAGCGGCCGTGAACAATATTTGGACACTTATTCGGGTGGTCAATGCGTTATTACATTTAACAATAACGACAATTATGCCGCCACCATTCAATACGGTCAAAAAATAACCGTTACTGGCACATATGCACCAGGTTCTTTTACTTGCGATTTTTGGTTGCAAAAAATAACTTACAACGATTACCCAGGCGACACAGGTTTAAGCACAGCCACCCTTGTTTGTGCTGATTGGATTAGTCGTTCAGGTCGAATTCAAGCAACTAATTTTGTTATTTCTGAAGCCTCTACTGGTAATCAGTTAGAAAGTTTCGAGTACCCAAACCTTTTGCCTGTTGACATGGAAGTGTCTAGTTTTGGTTCAGGTTCAATTGCTAGCGGAACTACTTACACCGGCACAGTTAACAACTATTTGAACTTTTTGGTGACTACTGAACGTGGTTATGTCTTTTTAACTAATGCCGCTATTGCTTTTGTTGGGCGTAGTTATGTTTCTAGCCTTGCACCAATTGCTACAAAAATAGGTCGTACACCATCAACAACACGGATTGCATACCAACAATTTGAACGCATAGCGGCAGGTTTTGAATTTATTAACACGGCGACAGTTTCACCTAACGGCTTGGCTAGCCAAACCAGTACTAACGCAACTGCTGTTTCAACATACGGCCCTGCGTTTTATTCTTCATCAACAGTTGATTACACAACTACGCAGGCAAGTGGTAACGCTGATTGGATTGTCAACAATTTTGATGACCCAACGCAAGAACGGTTTACTTGTTCTTTTAGTGATGTAGCGCAAAACGCTACGGCTTTAGGTTCTTGGTTAAACCAATGTTTTGGTTCAAGCAACAGAACAGTTAATTTTGAGTATCGGCCGCCGAATCAACTTAGCGATTACAGTCAAGACATGGTGATGGAAGGCTATCGAATTAATGTGACGCCTGAGCAAACTATTTTTGATTTGTCGTTTAGTCCGTTGAGTTACTACCAGTTTTTTACGCTTAATTCGTCAGTTTTAGGTATTTTGGACACCAGTCGTCTCGGCTGGTAAAAGGAGAAAACATTATGGCTACACCACCTACATTCAGTTCGGGCGCAGTCCTGACAGCGGCACAGATGAACAGCGTCGGTTTGTGGCTGGTCAAAACACAGACGGTCGGTAGTGCAGTTTCGTCGGTGACTGTCACAGGTGCTTTTTCGGCTGACTACGACAACTATTTGATTCTTTTGTCAGGCGGTACTTGTTCTCTTTCAGGTTCAATCGGCATTGAGATCGGCGGTAGCACTACTGGCTATTATGGTTTCCTCGTCTATGGTGATGTCGGCGCAAACACGGTCATAGGTGCAGCACGAAACAATCAAGCACTAATGAACTGGCAAGGCGGTTGCACCGCTGCAGGACAGGCAGCGATCGTTTCATCAACAGTTTTAAATCCTTTTAAAGCGGCTTACACAAGTTTCACAAATGGCGCATATCGGACAGTAGGAACAAATCCTGTATATGGAACTATGCAAGGCGAACATCGTGTCGCGACCTCGTACACCAGTTTTAAAATTGTGCCAGACTCAGGAACTTTGACAGGTGGCATTATTGCCGTGTACGGATATAAAGGAACAGTCTGATGACCATTGACGAATATAAAGCCCTATACCCACAAGACGCTGTCTACATCCAAGTAGACGACACCGAACGCCTCATGACCGACGAAGAATACGAAGCATGGGTAGAACAAGGTGTCTACAACAGCAACCACCCGATGCCATGAAAACGCTCGCCTTGATCGCCGCTCTTGCTATCGCACTAATGCTGGTAATCACCAGTTGTAGCGACCGCACTCGACACACCTGCGAAACCAAACCCGAAGCGCCCAGATGTGACACCTCAACAGGAGCAACCACA